TGGACTTCGATGCAGCGGACGGCAGGCCCGAGGCCGAGCGCGCAGCCTCGCTGATGAGCGGCGACGACAAGGGCTATGGGCTCCATACCGAGACGTTCGCCTCAACCATCCTCGGAGCCCTGACGACCTGGGGCCTGCTCCTCGGCGTGGGCGTGGCTGAGATTCTGTGGGACTGGCAGGGCGGCATGCTCGTCCCCCGGCTGAAGCTGTGGAACCCGCAGTTCCTGCACTGGGACTGGAACTCGAACACGTACATCCTCACCACCAAGAACGGCCCGATCCAGCTCCCTCGCATCGATCGCAAGGTGACGAGCGATGGGCACTGGCTCATCTACGCGCCCTACGGCTACCAGTACGGCTGGCTCCGTGGCCTCGTTCGTCCTCTCGCAAAGCTGTTCATCGGCCGAGGGTGGAGCTACCGCGACTGGCTGAGGCAGAGCGAGAAACACGGGCAGCCGATTGACAAGGTGGTGGTGCCCGAGCAGGCCACCTTGGAGGACAAAAAGAACTTCTTCCGCAAGGTCGCCAACCGGGGAGGTGACGCGGCGGTCATGGTGGAGCAGGACGCCGACGGAGCTGGCTTTGACTTCCAGCTCGTCGAGGCGACGGGCCGCACCTGGGAGATGTTCAAAGACTTCCTCTCCATGGTGAACACCGACATAGCCGTGACGGTGCTCGGCCAGAACCTCACCACGGAGGTCAAGGAAGGCTCCCTCGCTGCGGCCAAGGTGAGCGACCGGGTGCGCGCGGACTTCCTGCGCATGGACGCCGAGACGCTTTCCAGCGCCATCTACCATCAGGTGCTGACGCACTGGGCTCGTCTCAACTTCGGTGACCCCGGCCTCGCCCCGCATGTCCGTTTCAACGTGGACCCCGCCGAGGACAACGAAGTAGAGAGCAGGGTTCTCGTCGCTGTCTCCCAGGCACTGGCTGGCTTCAAGCAGAACGGCGCCCCAGTAGACCAGCGCGGGCTACTCGAACGCTTCAACGTGCCCATGCTCGATGCGTCTGCCCTGCCGCTTCCGGTGGTTCCGCCAGCCGCGCCCGTGGAGGCACCCGATCCAGTGAAGCTGCCGACAGAACCGCCCTCTGGTGTTGCATAGCTCGCGCTCGCGCGCGTACGATGCCCGACATGCGCTGCTCAACTTGCGGAAACACGGGCCACAACGCCCGTAGCTGCCGCCCTCCATCGCGGGGGGACAAGTTCGGCACCATCTCCGTGTCGCTCTCGGACCGGCCCATGACTGACGAGGAGCGACGCAGGCACCACGGCTGGCCTCCGTCCAAGGTGGATGTGCCGAAGCGCCCGGACGGTGCCTTTTGATCGTACCGGAGGGCACTGGATTCTTGGAGTTGGTCTACTCCGACGGCTCGACGCCGAACGTCAGGCGCCCGCACGCGCAGCCGTTCCGCCTGCCCCAGGGCGTGGACGTGCGCATCCCGTTCAAGGTGGTCCGCTCCAACGGTGCGCCGCAGAACATCGCCGGGTGGTCCCTCTTCTTCGCAATGAAGGAGGACGGCGACGACACGGCCGAGGTCATCGGACCACGCGCGGCCATCATCACGAACGTCGTGCTGGGAGAGGGGTACTTTCCCATCGGCGTGGCGGACACCGTGACCGCCGTTAGCCCGGTCATTCTCCCGGCATCTGGACCCTACCTCGGCGACGTGCGCGCAGAACTGCCGGGCCCCGAGGCCGCAGAGCTGTTGCCGCCCACCTCCATTCAGCTCGGCCCGCTCGTGAACGAGCCCGGCGCCACGCCAACCCCGCCGCCTCTGAGCGCAGGGCTTATCGTCACCGGGGCGATTCAGGTGCGCGTGCGCGGCAACGCGAACGTGGCGCTGACCGGACTTCAGACCATCAACGGCGTGGCCCTCGTCGCCGGGGATTCGGTGCTCCTCGTAGGGCAAACGAACCCGATCCAAAACGGCGTGTGGTTCGTGAGCGCAACGGCGTGGGCGCGCCCCGGTGTGTTCGATTCGGGGCTTCATGCCGCGGGCGTGCTCGTCGTGGCGCAGCAAGGCATTGCAGAAGCGGATACGATCTGGCTCTGCTCCACTGATGCGCCGACGGATGTCATAGACACCAACCCGCTGGCCTTCGTCGTCAGCGCTGGAGGTGGCGGTGGAGGAGTGCAGCCCGCGCGCATCCGGCAGACCATCTCAATGCCGTACACGTCGAATTTACTCGGCGTCGATCTGACGTTCGTGTACGCGATCTACATTCCGTCGGATGTTCTTCAGGTTCGCATCCGGCTTGCGAACCGGGACAACGCACTCGGGGTGCATGGCCCGGCAGTCCCCGGTGTTGACGTTGCTGTCGGAACGAGTGACGGCGCGTTCGGCTACGTCGGCGCTCCAACCGTGTACAGCGGGCGCACTCTTCCCGCCGACGGCATCGACGACGTTCTCCCTTGGACGCCAGTCACGCGCGGTGCGGACGGTAAGATCCTCGTCGCGTACAGCATCCCGTCTGGTTCAACAATCATGGCGACGGGCGTTGGAGTCTCGTTCGGTCGCCGCTTCATCGGAGCTACTTCGGTAGATCCGTTGCCCGGTCCGCTGGGCCCCAACAACTCGCTTGCTCTCGCATTCAACCTCGAATTCGATACGGTCACGCCGCGCGTCGTCGTGGCCGCTGGTGATTCCCTCGTCGCCGGATTCGATACGGGGCTAGTCGTGCAACTCGATGACTCCGCGTTCTACAGGCTTGGTCCCGATCACGGCTACGCCGTAGATCCTCCAGGACTCGTCGGATCTACGCTCGCACAATGGCTCGACGACGCCCGGCCCTGGTACCGCGACGATCAGCGCGCAGCGGGCGCAGACGCAATCGTCGAGGCGGGCATCAACGATCTACCGTCGCAGACGATAGGGAACTACCAGAGCCAGCTCATGCGCAAGGTGCGCGAGCTGCGCGCCCTCGGTGTCGCCCGCGTATTCGTCACCACCATGACACCGAGCTTGGCCTACGTGGCCAACGATGCCGTGCGGGTGGTGTGCAACAACTGGATCCGGAGCATCCCGCTCGGCATTGATGGGGTGATCGACTTGGACGCGGCACTCCGAGATCCCGGATCGCCATCGGAATTGCTGCCAGCCTACAGGGTGGCAGACCAGACCCATTGGAGTGTCGCAGGACACACCGCAGCGCTGGCGATCATCGCGGCCGCGCTGAGCGCCTAGGGAAAGAACTCAACATGATCACCGTCCAGTACAAGCTCCGCGAACAAGCCGAACGCTTCGATATGCCCGCGCTGCTCGCGGCAATCGCGGGCGCGGCTCTTCCTGCACCCACCGACGTGTTCTGCGACCCGGCCGCATTGGCCGTGCGCCTCACCTTCGATCCAGATCCATCGGGCGCGCAGCTCACGGACATCGCCGCGCTCGTCGAGGATCAGATTATTGCGTGCTTTCCCTTGGAGGAAGCGAAGGCCAAGAAGTTCGCCGAGATTGATTCGCGCACGCGCGAGCTTGTCTCTGAAGGATTCACACACGCGGGCAAGGTGTGCAGTCTTTCGGTCCAGGCACAGCTTGCTATTCTTGGGCTCTACATCGTGCGAGCGTCGCTCACCTATCCGATTTCGTGGAACACGAAAGATGATTTTGACGCCGTGTCGTTGGCAGATGAGGCGGCGGTGGAGGCTTTCTTTGCGGAGGCAATCGCAGCCATACGCGCGCCGCTCGACTCGGGGACGGCTATTAAGACCAACACGCGCGCCGCGGCGAACCGAGATGCCGTGAAGGCAATCAGCGACAACCGCTGAGGCGTGGCATGGGGGCGAAGGACAGGCTAAGCAAAATGCTTGACACTAAAGGTGTACTGCCTGACGCTTTTGCCTTAGCGATGAATCGCCAACTCCTAAAGGACGCGAGCGAGCGAGCCATGAACGTGCTCGCCGATGATGGCGTGGCACCAGATCGCTTCCTCATCTTCAAGCGCGGCAAGAACGCCACCACGAAGGGGGACTTCCTCTTTGACGAGAAGTCGTCCACGTCGGTCATGAAGGCGTACACCGACCACGGGAACGAGCTGGCGATCGACTACGAGCATCAGACGGCCAGCGACCCGCCCGTGAAGGCACCGGCTGCCGGGTGGTTCGTGCCCGAGGTGGACGCAGAGGGGAACCTCTGGGCCACCAACGTACGCTGGACCAAGGCCGCAGAGGAACACCTCCGCGCCAAAGAGTACCGCTTCACCTCGCCGTGGTTCGAGACGGACGAGGATGGCCGGGTGGTCAAGATCCGAAACGTGGCCATCACCAACTACCCGGCCACGAAAAGCATGCAACCCCTGGTTGCTGCCACCGACAAGAGTTCCGATACCGCGCAGTACACCAATGGGGGCGACATGAAGGAACAGATTCAGCAGATCATCGCCATGCTCACCAAGATGGCCGAGGGCGACATGGCCCCGGACGAGGGCGAGACCGAGATGATGAAGAAGGTTCGCGCTCTCTTCGGAGGCGAGGCAGCACCCGTCAAGGACGAGGAGCAGATCGTGGCCACCTCCGGCGTCATCGCCGACCTGACAACCATCACCGGCAAGACCGACCCGGCCGAGATCCGAGGCGTCCTCGCTTCGTGGAAGGCCGAGAGCGCCCGAGCTTCCAAGCTCTCCGCGCGCGTGGCCGAGCTGGAGAAGGCCCACGCTGAAGCCGAGTTCGATCGACTCGTCGAGGAAGGCAAGACGGCGAAGAAGTTCACGCCTGTCATGCTCTCGTCCGCCGAGTTCGCCGAGATGCGCGCGAGCGCGACTGCGGGTGGGACGAAGCAGCTTCGCACCATGCTGAAGCTCCTCGGCCCTGCCGTGGCGAGCGAGGTGGAGGCGCCTGAGCCGACCAACGCGGCGGTGTCTCTGACCGCTGAGGAGATCGGCTACGCGAAGAAGATGGGGATCCCGCTGAAGGATCTGGCTGAGCACAAGGCCAAGCGCCATGCTCGCGACAACGAAGAGGTGATCTGATGGCCGCTCTGACCGCAAACCGCAGCACGCCCCGCATGGGTGACACTGCCTCTCCCGATCTGCTCAGCATCCCGGTGAAGGCTGCCGAGAAGATCTTTCAGCATGCCCTCGTCGTGATCGACGCAGGCTATGCGGCCGAGGGCCGCACGGCGCTGGCGCTGATCGCGGTGGGCCGCGCTGAGGCGCTGGCGGACAACACGCTCGGAGCGAGCGGGGCCATCAACGTGGAGGTCCGTCAGGGTACCTTCAAGTGGGGCAACCTCGGCGCTGACCCCGTGGTCCAGGCGGACGTGGGCAAGGACTGCTTCGTCACCGATGACCAGACCGTCAGCAAGACGGATGGTGGCGGCACCAAGTCCCGCGCTGGCAAGGTCGTCCAACTCGATGCCGACGGGGTGTGGGTCAACTCCGGGCTGCACGTCTAAGGAAGAGAGAAGAACATGAGCACGCTCTACCCCGCACGACTTGAAGCCCTCTTCCTCACGTTCGATAAGCGCTTTCAGGGCGGGTACGACACCGCCGAGAGCTTCGTCGACAAGATTTCCACCGTCGTGCCGTCGTCCTCGAAAGAGGTTCGGTACGCATGGATGGACAAGCTCCCTCAGCTCCGGGAGTGGCTGGGTGAGAGGCAGATTCAGAACGCCATCGCCCAGGAATACACCATCGTCAACAAGAAATACGAGATGACAGTGGGCCTGGAAGTCGACAAGCTCGACGACGACCAGATCGAAGTGTTCACCGGAGTCCCGGAGGAGATGGGTGCTCAGGCCAAAGTGTGGCCGGACCGCACCATGGTCTCGGTCGTCGAGGCCGGCGAGACCACGCTCACCTTCGATGGTCAGAACTTCTTCGATACGGACCACCCGCGCGACACGGCCGATTCGCTGAGCCCGGTGCAATCGAACCTGTTCACCGGCACGCCGCTCTCGGCCGCGAACTATCAGACGGTTCGCTCGTCCATGAAGAAGTTCAAGGGCCGCGATGGCAGTCCTCTGGGCGTTGGCAACGGCAAGATGGTGCTGATGGTTCCGCCTGCCTTGGAGGCCACCGGGCGCCAGATCCTCAATGCCGACTTCATCGCCACGGCGCTCGGCACGAACGCTGCGCAGTCGCAGACGAACGTGCTGAAGGGCTCGGCCGACCTGCTTGTCAACCCCTGGCTGACCTCGGATGATGCCTGGTACCTGCTCGACACGGGCCGGTCCATCAAGCCGTTCGTGTGGCAGCTCCGGCTTGCGCCGCAGTTCACCTGGAAGAACCGCCCCGAGGATGACAACGTGTTCCTCCGCGACGAGCTTCTGTACGGTGTCAAGGCGCGCGGCAACGCGGGCTTCGGCCTGTGGTTCCTGGCTGCGAAGGGCCGTCCGTAATGCGGGTGGTCGTCAAGGCTGTACCTGTCGCTGGGTTTCGCTGCGCCGGTTCGTTCTGGCCGAGCAGCGAGACCGAGGCAGAGCTTGACGCTGAGGCCGTAGCCAAGCTGAAGGCATCGCCACACCTGATCGTGGTGGACCTTGGCGCAGCCCGGCCGCATGTGGAGACCGTTGCGCGTCACGCCGAGGCGGTGGAGTCGCACAAGACCCGCAAGGGGAAGTAACCCATGGCCCGCTATGCCGAGCCTCCCGATCTGGTGAACCTCGGCATAGCGTCGGCGGCTCTCGACGCCATCACCAACCAGTCCAAGATTGCAGCGCTGGAAGCTGCGTCGCGTCTTATCGACAGCTACTATGCGCAGTGCTTCACGCTGCCCATCGTCACGTGGACCGACGACACGAAGCGCGCGTGCGTGAACATCGCCACATACGACCTTCTGTCCAAGCGCGGCTTCTCGCCGCAGTCCGGGTCTGACGAGAATATCCGTCTCCGGTACGAGGATACGATCCGGTGGCTGGAACAGGTTGCCGCGTGCAACCTCTCACCGCAGGTGACGGACAGCTCAGTTGATCCGTCCGGTGGCGTGGACTCCAGGGCGGACGTGATCTCAAGCTCTCAGCGTGGGTGGTCAAGCCGAGGGGAGACGGACGGCGTAGGCGTTCCGTTCTCCGACGACTGATGAGCCAGGTCACTGGGCCGGGGACTCGCCAGATCCAGGCGCTTCGGACGAGGCTCGCCACGCTCCCGGAGCTGTTCCGCAAGCAGGCCAGCGAGGCCATGGGCAAGCGTGCGCTGCGCCTGGTCCGCGATGGCTTCTCGTCCAAGCAAGACCCGTACGGCCAGCGTTGGGCGCCTCGCAAGGTGCGGAAGCGCGCGGGCCTCGGAGGGCGCATCAGGTCTCTCTTAACCTCGCCGGGGCGCGGCCTCCTCGTGAAGACCGGCGCCCTGCGCGGTGGCTTCAAGGTGTCGCCCACGCCGGACGGGTTCGAGATGTCCAACCCCACCGGGTACGGCGCCTTCCATCAGTACGGCACCCGCAAGATGGTCCGGCGCCAGATGGTCCCCGAGGAGGACACCGGGGGTCTCGGCGCGACCTGGGGCAACGCCTTCAACGAAGAAGCCGAGCGCGTCATCAAGAACATCCTAGCGAGCATCGGCTGATGGCTGGCTCGTTCTCCACCGTGTTCGCCGAGTGGCTGACCCGCATGCCTTCTGACATCGAGGGGACGCCGGTCATCTACAACCTTGGTGCCCACCTCCTCAACCTGAATGAGCGTCCGCCCTGGATTACCTGGGTGCTCTCCGATGACACCTACGGGGCGCCGGTCAAGCAGGACTCGAACGTGCCCAAGATAGGCCCAGCCAGCGCGCAGGGCACGGGAAGCCCGCGCTCCATCTGGACCGTAGACGCCGGGGTGGAGCTGCACATCTGGGGGCGCTCAATTGATGAGGTGGAGGAGCTTCGGCGCGCATCCATCGCGGCCCTTCATCAGATCGCCGTGGGTTCCTATCGCGTGGTGCGCGGGGCCTGGGACAAGGAAGGCGCCACGGCCGAGACTGGCATCGCCTACGTTCTGTTGATTGAGCTGCGCATCCCCGTTACGATGTCGCCTGACACTTTCGTGACCGTGACGGCGTTCCCGATTGCTTCCAAGGTGGTCCTGCCATGATGAAGAAGAAGACCGACGACGAGGAAGACGTGATCACCTCCGCGCCGTCGTCGGGAAAGAAGCCGATCGAGGAGTGGGCCGCGAAGCTCGGCACCCCGCCCTGGCTGTTCAAGGCTGCCAAGATCCAGCACGGCTGGGCCATCGGCGCCGAGGTGGAAGAGAAGACGTATCATGACGCAGTTCACATCACGGCCCACGGCCGGATCGGATAGGGGTAAACCATGTCGCTTCCTGAAGTTGAATTCGACATCGAGGACGGCGCGCTAGGCGTCATCCCGGACTCGCCCGCGAACGTCCACGTTAAGCTGGGAGTCTCGGCAGGCGGCAACGCCAATCAGCTCTATAGCTTCGGGTCGGCCACCGCGATGCGCGCCGCGCTCGATCAGGGGCCGCTCGTCGAGGCCCTTGCCGATTCGCTCACCGTGGCCGGTGGCCCGGTCCTCGCGATGCCCATCAACCCATCGGTGTTCGGCGCGGCTACCGCGGTCGTCCATGTTGGTCCCGGCGCTGGTACGGTTGCCACATCGTTCGCGCCGAAAAGGACGATCGTGCTGACCATCGTACTTGGTGGTGCGCTCGGCACTGCGCAATACACGGTGTCAATCGGCGGCGGTCCGGCATCCACCCCGTACCTGATCCCGCTCTCCGGTGGCCCCGTGCTCATCCCAGGCACGCTCACCAGGGCGACCTTCGCCGCTGGCGTCTACGTGCTGGCCGAGACGTACACCATCTCGATCACCGGCATCGTTACACAGTCCGGCGCCGGTCCAGCCGTGACACAGGTCTCCTCCCCTCTCGATGCCTACAAGGTCAAGGCGACCATCACCCTTGCCGGTGCCCTCGGCGTCGCCACCTTCACGTGGTCGCTCGACAACGGCGTGAACACCTCGCCGGACGTGACCGTGCCATCCGCCCCCGGTCGCTACGCCATCCCGGACAGCGGCGTGGTTCTCACCTTCGCTGGCGTGTTCGTGGACGACGACACCTACAGCTTCACCACCACGGCTGCCGGCTTCTCGAACACCGACGTGACGAACGCCATGACGGCGCTCCTCGCGTCCTCGCAAGAGTTCGGGTTCGTCCACATCGTGGGCGCTCCGGTGGATGCGGCGGCGGCGGCAGCGCTGGCCACCGTGCTCGACGGTCAGCTCACCACGGCAGAGACGGGCTTCCGCTTCCTTCACGGTCTCGTCGAGTGTCCGTCGTCGGAGACGGACGCTGCAATCATCGCGGCGTTCGCGGCCTTCAGCTCGCTGCGGGTCAACGTCTGCGTCGGCGATGTGGACCATGTGTCCCAGGTGACCGGCCTCGTTCAGCGGCGCAATGCTGCGATCGTGGTGGCCAGCCGCACGGCCGCTGTGCAGCCAGGCGAGTCGCTTGGCCGCGTCAAGACGGGTCCCGTCAAGAACATCTCGGCGCTCTACCGCGACGAGTTCAAGACCCCCGCGCTTCACGATGCGGGCTTCACCACGCTGCGCACCATCATCGGCCGCTCGGGCTTCTTCATCACCCGAGGAAACATCAAGGCCCCCATCGGCTCGGACTTCGGGACGGTGCAGAACCGCCGCGTGATGGACGAGG